ACCGGCTGCCTTGGTCATCTTAGCCATAGTCCTCACCTCATGCGTTGGTTAGGAATTGGGCCTTGTAGTTCAGGGCGATGCCAACACTCGTTGGAGAGTAGCTGGGTTGCTGGACGATCGGCGAGCCAGCGGAACAAGAGCCAATGACGTTGCCCAGGGCGTCAACGACGAAGAAGCCCTGCGTCTCAATCTTCGAACCATCGACGGAAGTTCCGAACCACTTGACGATCCGGTCCCCCTGGAGAGTGTCGCCAATGCTGTTGCCAGTCTGGAGGTCCACGAGCTCATTCGTGGCCCCGCCACTCGGGGTGACGTGGAATATCCTCGAGACTCCTCGAGCAGTGTAGACTGCCATGGAGGCTTCACGATCGGCGGCGGTGTTATTCATCACCTTCACGATGTCACCTGCCTTGAGGGTGTAAGGTTGGCAGAGCGCCGGCGATCCGTCGGTGACAGCACCCTTGACTGACCAGGGGATGATTGCAGCCACGAGTCCCTGGCTCAAGATGTAGCAGTACCCGACACCATTGTCGCAACTGACCAGACCAGAAACTACGGTCTTGCCAGGAGCGAAGTCGCCGACGTTCTGCGCTGCGACTGTGTAAGCGGTATCTGTGGTTAGAGAGGTGTCAGTGCCTTCGGCGGTGTCCAGCTTCAGCGGGATGTTGGTCCCGTCCGAACAGACGAGGTTGCCTGTGACTGTGTTTGTAGCCATATCAACCAATCCTCACATCTAGGCCGAGGGGCTTGATGAGCTTGTTAGCCTGGGTGAATGGTCTGCGCATGACTTTCTTGAAAATGCGCGCTCCGATATTGAAGGTCGTAGCTGCGAACAGCATCGGGACTGCGTTTGCCTGGGCGTTGTCCATGATCTGCTGGAAGCTGAGAGTCGGGGCGTTCATGATGTCCGCCAGGCTGATCTGCGTAGCGCCAGTGAGCGCGAGCATCTGCGATCCCCGTCCTAGGCCGACATCCGCTGTCCTCGAGTAGCCGATGTCGTACGCTCCAGTCACGGCCTCTACTGGGCCAGAGCCTAGAGTTCCCATGGTGATTATCGACAGATTGCCGTAGGCGACTGCCATGTCATACAGATTGATGAACTTCTTTCTCGAGCGTCGGCGCTTCGTCTTTCTGCGTGCCATTGACAGTGAAAGTGAACAATCTGGCTAATAATCCTATTGAAACTCATCGATTGTCTTCTGAAACATCCCGTCCGGGCCTTTCTGTTGACCAAGGCCGTCAATTGAGCCAATCTTCGCCATGATCATCTGCGCCAGGGCAGCCTGCAGAGGGTTCGGTGGATCGTAGGGAACGATTCCCTCACCGGTGAGCTTGTTCAGAGTGCTCTGGATCGCCATGGCGAGGGATGAATCCAGTTCAGCGACCGAGTCCTCGAGCTCTTTCCGCATCCAGCGGGCGAGGAGGACGATCGAAAGCAGGCAAAGGACGTCCAAAACGCCCAAAATAAGCAGTTCAGGGGCTACCATGTCTATGCAACCACCACCGACCGCCCATCAACCTTCCCTCACGGTCCGATTTCACTCAAAATACTAGAGAATCTTGAAGTCCGGTGGCTATTGTGGGCTGGTCATCGCCGGCGGGAGGAGGTGTGGGTTCTGGGAGCGGAGCCCCAGAAGCCAGAGCGACCTATACCCAGAGCGAGGATATTATTTAATAAAAGTTCAAGTAGGGGCATCGGCTCACCTCAATTGTGAAGAAAATAGATGAGACCCCCCTGCCTGAAAATGAAAGTGAAGTAGATCGACTGATTCGGACGGCTGGACAACCCAATGCGGCCTACGCATTGTTGAGATTGTATGGTGAGCGAATCGACGAGCTTGGGGAGAGGATAGATCGGTTGCTCATCAGAATAGCCAACCTGGAGCAGCGCAAGGTTGCCAACGAGAACAACCAGCGCGATCCGGAGTGGTACTGATGCGGTTGATTTGTATTCAATGCAAACATCTGTTTGCAGTCGATGCCGTAATTTTTCCCGCCCCTCATCCATTTTGTTGCGACACTCAAACGAAAATGTGGGTTGATTGAATGCCCGGAATAACCGCGAACCTGACGAACGTTGCCTTCGCCATCTGGGAGGATGTGCCTAAGAAAACTCGGCGCCCGGTTAATTCAATGGGGGGCACCATGGAGCAGGGACGTTCTGCCTGGCTCTCTGGGGTCATCATCGATCACCACCAAGAGATGAAGCGGTTCAAGCTCGATATTCAAGCGGAACTGGATGAGAGGTTAGCATTGATGAGGAGCCTTCGAGATATGACGGCATCCAGGGACAAGCTGCAAGCGATCGTGCTGGAGGAGAGCGAGTGACCGTTGTTATCTGTCGATGTGGATGCAAGCAGAGCTTCAACTATGATACTCGTCGTTGTGTGCTCTGCAAAAAATGGATCAATGTCGTAAAGCAGGTTGATTGGACCGACGGCCCCAAATCGTAGTCGATACCCCCCTACTTGACAGGCCACAATCAGGATTCTTGATCGAACAGGCCGAGCTGCTGCGATATCCAGGTGCCGATGGAGAACGAAGTCCCGCCGATGATCGCTCCTGCTGCCAAGGCCTGCTGGCGCTGGGTGAGGAAAGCATCGATCACATCCGCCGAGCTCGGTGCCGTGAGGTTAGTGGTGATGAAGGTGAACCCGAGCACGCTGGCGACCAGGGTAAGGAACACTGTCATCCCAGTGACGTCGTTCATCAGGTTGACCACTGGGGTCGAGATGCTGTTGAAGGTGTGAGCGTTGACGAACTGGTCGAGGATCTCGCGCTCCTTGTCCTGCAGGCTGATGCGGTACTCGATCACCTTGTCCGGCTTTCGCTTGGTCATGAGAACGCACCAGCCAGGTCACCGAGGAGGTCGAGCACGTAGCCTCGCCCGACGAGCCAGCCCAGGACAAAGGCGAATGCGTTGTCAACGACCAGGCGCTTGACCTGCTCGGGGAAGCTCTCCTCGTCGTGCTCGTGGTGCTCAGGCATCAGGCATCACCGGCCAGTTGTCTGCGGCATCGTTGGCGGTGTCGTTCTCCTGGGGGAGATCGCGCAGAGCTGTTCTGAAATCTTTCCACGCCTGGCTCATGGTCCTGTCCTTGACGGCTCGCCAGTCTGTGTCCTCGAGGGATTGGTCGCGCTCGGATCTGACCTCCTTCCAGGTGACGTCGTGCTTACCCTGGTCGATGATGTCGGAACCGGCAAAAACCCTAAACTTTCTATCCATTACCACGACACTCCCAAATTGATAGTGTCCAGCGAGATGGGGCTGAGTAATGTGTAATCGGTGATAGTGGCGTTCCCGCTTGAGCCGGTTCTAAAGATGCAGTTCCACGGAGCAACGGAACCATAAGTCGCCGTTCCCATCGCTGAAGAACCTTCAGTAGAGAGCTTAATCGTTCCAAAGTTGGGAGTTGAGTCAAGCGTGTCACCGAAGAATGCAATCCAGTATTGCGTCCCCCTCACAGTGTCGATCGATGAGCCCATTGTACCACCCGAAGACGTCGTTTGTGTCACTTGTCCTGTTGAAGTAGTGTCCATGACGAACTCTCCGAGAAAAGTCTCAGGCACTCCATTCTGATCTGAGTAAAATCCGACGTCGATTGCGCCAGTGGCGCCAGAGTCTCCGGTGACGTAGAGATCGCAAGCTGAAATCGTGCCGGTATTAGGGGCGATGAAGGCAAAGAATGCAATTTCCGAATTTTGTACGCACGTTGCGCCGATTGCTCTCGTCATCGTCCCATAAGGACCGATGCAGAATACCCGGACAGCATCGCCGTCACCATCCCAGTCATATTCGGTAAGCTCGCCGTTGAACTCGTTTCCTCCACCACCACCGGAAGTGGTCAAGCCCGTCCATTCTCCAGCTACTGCCATCCTAGCGAAATTGACCAGCACCAGGTCGAAGAGCTCCTGGCGGTTCATGTTCTCAATGTGAATGGGGTTCCCTACCCCCTGGAGAAGGGAAAAAGTGGCATTCTCTAGATCCGTGTTCTTCATGAGATTGAATACTCGCTCAGATACACGGGCGTCAAGGTCTACTTCGAGCTCTTTACCGTCCATGGGATCACGTTCCAAGCAACCCATCCCATTCGCCTTTGACGCACAAACGGGCCAGATTGATCAGAACGAGCCGACGAAGCTCGTCTTCAGACATCTCTTCGATGCTGATCGTGTTCCCTACGCCCTGAATGTTGGCAAACGTGACGTTCTCGAGGTCGATGTTCTGCAGTAGCGTATAGACACGCTTAGATTTCTTCTCAGCATCGGGTAATGGCATCAGAAAAGCCCCTCCCATTCGCCTTGAGTTGTCACGCGTGCGAGGAAAACCAGCACCAGGCGGCGCAGCTCATCCTCGTTGAGGTGCTCTATGGTGATCGGACTCCCAATTTGAGCTGCGATACGGGCTCCTCCCCCTGGGCCAGCGTTCATTGATTCCAGAGTCTCCGTCTTGAGGAGTTTGTACACCCGGCCCGATGTCGCATCAGCGTTGGGAAGCGGCATCCTATCACTTCAGTGCCTTAGATCGCGTTGTGACTATCCTGGTGATTGACTCCAGGTCCTTGGTGGATATGAATCCTCGAAGGAAGAGCTTCTTTGCCTTGCTCTCTACTTCTCCCAGTCGACGTCGACCGGCTGCCTTGGTCATCTTAGCCATAGTCCTCACCTCATGCCTTGGTTAGGAATTGGGCCTTGTAGT